GACTTACACTAGTCAGATAGCATCTAATCAGGATGGTATCAGTGGAATCCGGCTATAGATAGAGGGCATCAGGGGTGTATCGGCTTATATAGGGGGGGGTAGTTGTCTGGCAGTTGCGGCATTCGCGTGTGTGGTTCCATGTGGGTGATATCAGTAACCAACGCCGTATTTTGACCCCCGACGGGTCTTATGAGAGTACCTGTTTTGGAAAATGTATTTTCACACAGGCACGACTTGTACTAACTGCATGATATTTAGATGGATTAGTTGGGTTTTTGTAATTATGAAAAACGGTATTTGTAATTTGCAGGCGGGGGCGGGTCTTTTGGGAGTACCTGTACAGGAAATCACCAATATGGCGAAAAGGTGTGCAGGTTGTAGTTATGTAATTCGGGCAGTTGTAGTCATCACATTACATTAATGGGGATTAAAGATAACTGAAGCTATCACATTGCATGGCAAAAATAGGGGGGGCGGTCCTTATGAGAGTACCCACCTGTGTATACAACTACATATACAGATGTGCATTTGAGTATACATATAAATAGACATAGGAAATTTTGAAATGGCGGAAAGCAAAGATTCAAGACTGAAGAAGGCGGGCGTCAGTGGTTATAACAAACCTAAGCGTACCCCTAATCACCCCACCAAGTCCCATGTGGTTGTAGCCAAAGAAGGTGGCAAGGTTAAGACCATCAGATTTGGGCAGCAGGGCGTTAAAACAAACCAGACCGTTGGTCAAAGAAAAGCATTTGAAAGTCGTCATGCTAAGAACATTAAGAAAGGCAAGATGAGTGCAGCCTATTGGGCAGCAAAAACAAAATGGGCGCCCTCCAAAACCAAGTCATCATCAACTAAATGGAAGAAAGGTAGCTAGTCATGCCAAACGTCAACGGTAAGAAGTACGCATATACACCAGCAGGTATCGCAAAAGCCAAAGCTGCTGCAAAGAAAGCCAAGCCAAAAGCCAAGCCGAAGGCTAAGAAGAAGTAATGCCTGCTAAGAAAGCTGCGCCCAAGAAAAAATCGACCGTTAACAGCGCCGGTAACTACACCAAGCCAGCGATGCGTAAGCGACTGTTCAACAAGATTAAGGCTGGCAGCAAAGGTGGTTCAGCGGGTCAGTGGAGTGCGCGTAAAGCGCAGATGCTAGCCAAGGAATACAAAGCAGCGGGCGGAGGCTATAGAGACTGATGGCGCTAAAAAAATCGCAGAAGAGCTTGAAGAAGTGGACCGGCGAGAAGTGGGGCACTAAGAGCGGCAAGAACTCTACTCAGGGCAAGAAGGCGACCGGCGAAAGGTATCTGCCCAAGTCTGCTCGCGACGCCTTGAGTAAGAAGGAATACGCGGCGACCAGCAGGAAAAAACGCGCCGACACCAAAGCGGGTAAGCAGCACAGCGCCCAACCCAAGAAGATAGCTAAGAAGACAGCAAGGCACAGGAAATGAAGAACTCTCGTGAAACACTATATGGCAAGGGCGATAACCGCCGCCCTGAAGACGCTAAAAAGTTTAGTGAAGGCTATGACCGAATCTTTGGAAATTCTAAGCCAAACAGAAAAGAGCGAAACGATGTTCGGGCTAGAAAGAGAGGCTGCGATAATAATGATTGATATCGAACTGAAGCGATTCGCTTACCACCCAGAAGGGACGCTAGGCATTATCGATGTACAGGGAGAGCGATTCTACACAATAGAGCGTCCTTGGCTGGATAACGCGCCTAACGTGTCTTGTATTCCTGAAGGGAACTATGAGGTTGCTTGGAGAGACTCCCCAAGGTTTGGTGAAACCTACCACGTTAAAGATGTGGAGGATCGGACTTACATACTGATTCACGTTGCAAACTTCCCTAAAGATGTTCAGGGATGCATAGGGCTTGGCACTGGGTTAATGGGAGACCGAGTTGCTGTAAGTAATAGCCGCAAAGCCATAGCTAAATTCGAGGAGCTAACGAGGGATACATCGTGGCGCCTGATAGTAAAGAATGCTCCACTTGCGGCATTGTCAAAAGTCTAGACGAATTTCCGACAAGAGGGCGGCAGCAATGTAAAGCCTGCAAGTCGCTCGGCAATAAAATACGGTGCAACAGCAGTCTGTCTGGTTTCTTGCAGTCTCGGTTAACGGCTCTAAAACAGCGCCACAAGCAAAAGAAATACGAAGGTACCCCAGTATCACTGGAGTACTTGTTGGCTTTATACGAGAAACAGGGCGGGATTTGCGCTATTTCTAACCTTCCTATGCACACAACAACCGACCAGTCAGACCTCGCCGTTAGCGCTGACAGAGTTGACATATCCAAGGGGTACGTTGAAGGCAACATTCGATTGGTTTGTGCCCGAATAAACATAATGAGAGGCGTGCTAGACGACCATGATTTTATCTGGTGGTGCCGCGCAGTGGTGAATAGCTGTGGAAATTGAAGAAGTAGCACGAAGGCTAAAGGGTAACTTTCCCCTATACGCAAAGAACATGCTGAAAATTGTCACAAAAGAGGGAGATACCCGCAGTTTTGTGTTGAATTCTGCCCAATTATACGTGCATAAAGTGTTAGAACAGCAGTTAAAAGAGCAGGGAAACATCCGTGCTTTGGTCTTGAAAGCCCGCCAAACCGGCATATCTACGTACACACAGGGCAGAAACTTCTGGAAAGTCACGCAAAATCGAAACGCTAACGCGTTTGTGCTGTCGCACCTTGCAGAATCTACTAACGCAATCTTTAACATGGTTCGTCACTTCTATGACAATGTCCCGCACCCAGCTTTTAAGCCGCCGCTTGCCTCTCAGTCGGCGTCAACTCTTGTATTTGATGAAATCAACTCGCGATACAGGGTTGGTACAGCAAGGTCTACCCAAACTGGTCGAGGACAAACAAACCGATTCGTCCACGGATCAGAGGTTGCCTTCTACCCCCAAGGATCGGACATAGTTGCAGGTCTACTACAGACTGTCGGCGGGAAGAACACAGAGGTAATTCTGGAGAGCACTGCTAATGGTGCAGGTGGCTGGTTCTATGATCAGGTAATGAAGTCGCTTCGTGGGGAGTCGGAGTGGGTAACCTGCTTTATCCCGTGGTACTGGATGCCCGAGTATAGAAAAAAAGTATCGCCCTACTTCGTAGCCACACCCGAGGAATATGAGCTAGCGCAAAAATATGGATTGGACGACGAGCAGCTCTCGTTTAGACGCGCCAAGCTTGACGAGCTAGGTGGAACAGATTTATTCCGTCAGGAGTACCCAAGCACTCCGCTAGAAGCCTTCTTAACGTCTGGGCGCTGTTTTGTGGAAGAAACTGCAATAAGTCAATGTGAGAGTAATTGTTATACCGCAGACTTTCAGGGCGACATCGTGGACGGTAATCTAATCGAGCGCGAGCACGGCAATTATCAAGAGTGGTGCCCGCCGCATAGAGACGAGAATTACGTCATAGGTGTGGATGTTGCGGAAGGTCTCGCGTATGGCGACTACAGTTGCGCCCAGATACTAGACTCTATGGGCAATCAGGTGGCGTGCTGGCACGGACACATTGATCCTTTTGATTATGGCGCCCTAGTTGCGATGTTAGGTAAGCGATATAACACTGCATATATAGTGGTAGAGAGAAACAACCACGGTCTCGGCACACTGCGAAAAATGCAGGATCTGGGATATTCAAATTTATTTGTGGAAAGTTCTGTTGATGGTGCCTACGGAGATCGCTTGACAAAACGCGGTGGTTTCCTGACGACCTCGAAAACAAAACCTCTCATTGTTGACAATCTTGCAACCCTAATGCGACAGGGTGAATCTGGTGTAGCTGACATAGAATTATTAAATGAGTTGCGAACTTACATAATAGATGATAAGGGTAGTTACAATTCTCAAAATGGATGTTATGATGACAGGGTGATGGCTTATGCCATCGCATTGCATGGACTTGCCTCTATGCCGAGACCTCGGCACCGGACTATACAAAAACGCTTTAAATCGTTAGATCCTGTGACGGGCTATTAACCTATGCAAGAACTAGAGTATGAAGGCGAGGAAGACGAGTTAGTAAAAGCGCCAGATGGACTGCAAGCGCAAAGTATGCAGAGTCTGGGTTCTCGTCTGTCCGGCACCTTTGAAGAATACAAAGACGCTCGTAAAGAAACTGAGAACGAGTGGCTAAAAGACCTGCGTCAATATCAGGGGATATATGAGCCTGAAGTACTCGCACGTCTAAATGCAGCGTCTGGATCACGGTCTAAAGTGTACGTCGGATTAACACGTACCAAAGTTATGGCGGCATATTCAAGAATAATCGACCTATTATTCCAACATGGCGATGTTTTCTTCTCTGTAGATCCTACACCAATCCCACAGATCGATCCCTTGAAGGCGATGCAAATGCGCCAGATGGCTATGGACCAGATCATGATGGCGAGCGGACAAGACCCGATGATGAATCAGGACTTGGTAGCCGCAAGGATGGAGGAGCTAGAGGAAGAGTTCTTAGAGCTAGAGAAAGAAATAGCCAAGAACGCTGCCGAGTCTATGACTGTAGACATTAAAGACCAGTTGATAGAAACAAATGCAGAGATGAAGCTGAAGGAAGCATTCCTAGAAGCTTGCATCTTTGGATCAGGTGCCGTTAAAGCGGGCACTGTGCGTATAGATAAGAAGCAAAGCTACTCTAAAATGTTGAATCCACTGACTGGTGAACAGAACTTTGGCTTGAGCATTGTAGAAACTGTGGCGCCTGACGTAGAAAGCGTTAGTATTTTCGATCTATACCCCGACCCGTACTGTACGACACTGGATGATTGCGATGGTTTATTCCGTCGTCACGTCCTAACAAGACGACAGATGCGCGATCTTGCTGATCTACCTCAGTTTGACGCT